GTCATATCCTCTAGGAAAGTCTACAACTCTGCCAGAACCGACCGATCCCAAATCTCCGTAGGCTGGTGGCAAAACGATTGCGCCCTGCTCTATTCTGTTAATAGAACCTTCAAAAACTCTTTGAACTGCTGCATTGTCTCCAGTTATATTAAATGAATACTCGTTATCGTCTGGAGTTTCAAAATCATATATCAAAATGTTATTTTCATAAACCTTTAAAATTTTATTAAAATCTTTCCAAATACTAAAATAGTCTGATCCTTGCCCAACTCCTTGAACTATTTGTTTTGAATTATAAAAACCATCTACAATAATTGTATCAATAATAGATCTTGCAACCATTTCTAACTGAGTATATTCTTGAATTTCTGAAGCGGTAGATCCTAAAGAGTTTGGGTCTATATATGGTCTAGTAATATCTACAGTGTCTTCAACAACAATATTTTCATCTTCGTCAAATATCTGGAATAAAAATTTTCTATCTAGTAATAAATCTGACTTTTCAAAAGTATATGTTACTTGAGAATCAGCAGAGGATGTTACGTTTGAACTTTCTAGGACATGGTCTACTAGATCCTCCACATATATTGTATAAGCAGTATTATCATCTGGCACATCCCATGTAGTTACTTTTGGATATGGCGATACTCGTAAAATGTCCATACTACAAACCGTATTCCCTCGCTACCTCTTCTGGAGGAGCAATTCTAATTCCTGGCTTTGTTAACCATTTTTCTGCATTACTTTTTTCTACTATGTTGTAACCCTTTAAAATTTTACCCACACCAGACCAGTATATATTTTTAGGTGAATAGATTGCTACTAAATCTTTTTTAGGCTTTTCTTTTTTTTCTTTTTGTTCTGTGTTCGACTCTGAAGATACAGTAACAGTGCCAAATATGCCATTCCCAACTGATCCAAGTGCTTGTTTATTTTTTTCTTTGACATCAGACATAGTATCCTCCTGCTTGTATTATATCATTATAAATTGGAAAGGGGGATAAGAGAATTAACTCTCATCCCCCCCCAAAAACTGTCTACAGATTAGGAATCTGAAGCAGCGTCAGCGAACGCAATAGCGTCCTGCTCTTCCCATTGAATACCAAAGCGAACGAATACTGTATATTCTACAGTGTCCTTCTTTGCTTGATACTCACGATTTACAGTGATGTCTCTCTGGAAGCCCCATACACGGTTCTGTGGGAATGTCAAATCGACATATCCTTCTGGATAGTAAGGAACTTCTTGAACTTCAACACCTAGGACACGAGTAGTGCGAGCACCACCGAATGTTTGTCCTACACCATCAAGATAGTTTTGACGGTTTGCTTGTGTGCTTCCTGGAACTTGTCCAGCAAACGCTTCAGCAACTGCATCTGCAAGAGTACCGTTATTCTTAACAATACCTTGGAAAGCATCTGTGCCAGCATAGAACTTTAGATTGTTCTTGATTGCACGATACTTACGTGGCATAGCAAGAATGATGTCCTGCATAACGCCTGTTGTCCAAGCATTGTCAGTAACTGTTACTTCTGCCTCGTGTGCATCTCCATCATTTTGTACCTTGTGAACGAAACCTTCCATAATTGATAGGAAGTTTCCTGTTGAACCATCACCATTAATGGCTAGGTCTTCGATATCATTACCGAATGCGTTTGTCATCAAACGAACGATATGATCTTCTAGAGCAGCACCTTCAATGTTGTCTTCTAGTGCTTCTGCAGATACTTCCCAATCCAAGCGAATCTTCTTGGTTGTAAGTTCTACCTTGCTGAATGTTGCTCCAGCATTTGTGTAATCGCCAACTGCCTGAGCAGCAGCACGAATTACACGCTCACCAACGTTAACTTTTTCAAGTTCCATTGTGTTAGCACGCATTGTTACACGGCGACCATCCTGAGCAAGTACTGTCGCATCCCAAACATAGTCAATAAAACGACGTGCTTGTTCAGGACGTAGAATACCGCTACCAGCATCACCTGAAGGGTTAACTGCGTTTGGACCTGTTGTCACTCCTGACAGCGCTGTTGGAATATTTCCAATTACGCCACCATCGGAGTAATTGCCTGGTACGTTTGCTGCAGCATCTGAACCTGATGCAAATGCGCCTTGACCCTGATAGAGTCCTGGAGCAGTGCCACCAAGATCGCCCGATGTACCTGGCTGATTTTTCTTGATTTCTTCCGACATTATTACACCTCCTAGTGATTTAAACTTATCGAAATAAGTCGGCTGTTTTGAGGAAACGACCGCCCCATAGGGATTTTTCAACCATCGCTGGTTGTTCCTGTACAATCTCACCGAGATCGCCAGACTTTCGGAATGCTGTATCTGCTTCTACTGCGTCCACACGCTTTCCAAACTCATTAAATTCATCTTTTGCTGCAGCAACATCTTGTGATACTGCATCAATTGACTTTGTCATTGCATTAACCTGCTCTTGTAGAGACTTAACGGTTGCAACTAGATCGCTAAAGGCTGATGTAAGAGTATTTTTGATTTCTGTAACTGCATCTACAATTACTTCATCAGACTTAGATACCTCTTCAGTTTTAACTTCAGCAACAACTTCTTCAGACTTAGCAACTTCAGCAACTGCAGGCTCTTCGGCCTTTGCTACTTCAGTCTCTACGGCCTGATCTACTGTTGCGCTTGCTTCTGCTGCAACATCTTCTGATTTTGCAACTTCAGCAGTTTCTACTACGGCATCTGCCTGCGGAGCGACCTGAACATCTTCAACAACGGCATCAGTTTTCTCAACGATTTCTTCTGCCACTTTCTTTGTTGTTTTTGCCATAGGATTTGCCTCCTTGTCTGTCTTAGAAATACTTGTGCCTTTAGCACTTTCGACTAAGAACTTGATCATGCTTGTTTTCTCGTTGTCTGTTTTTTCAACGAAACCTATATTTTGCATTTGATTTCCATTTACTGGATTTGTTTCAGATTCATTTTCTGAAACTAAAACAATACCAGATTCTTTATCCCAAAACACATTTTCAATTGCAGTGTCCATACCTTTGACTATATCTACACCATCTACTTTTTCTACCGATATAATATTTGCAAATTGGTTTGCTGGGCTATCTACAAGAGATAACTCAATTAAATCATAGTCTTTAATAATTCTAACTTGCTTATCCATTTTCTCATCATACGCATCATCCCAAGTATTCATTCTTCCACCGATTGAAAAACCAGTGTATGTTCCGTCAAGAACCTTTTCCCATGCATCTTGTGCGCCTTTTGAGATATATGCAGAAACAACAACACCACTATACATTTTTTCTGATTCTTGATCATAGTACTTGTCTTCTTTAAATGAAACCATTTTGCCTACTGCTGATGGTTGATGCATTTCTCTTATATTCCCACGAAATTTTTTAAATGCTTTAAGGCTTGCCTCTGTTGTGACTATATCGTCTTGCTTGTCTAAGTTATCGAGTGTGGCAAAACCAGAGACTGTGCGTCTCTCTTTATCTACCTTACTAAAAGGCATTGAAAGGCGAAGTTGTTCGCCCTCAGTATTCCAATGGGCCTTAGATATAGTCATACTAGTATATATTATAGGGCAATTTTTTACACTATCTCAATTATTGAGATGCCCTACCCTCACCTTGTGCATTTCTTCCAGATACTGTTGCTGCTCCGTCAGATTGATTGTTTAGTCTTTCAGAATCTCTTTGACGATTAGCAGTTTGATTGGCTACATCCTGTGGCTTCATTTGAAATGGCTCATCTCCATGTGGCACCTGTGGTAGCCCCAACTGTTGCCTTGCTTCATTTGGAAGCATTACCTGTGTTTTAACATAGCGCTCAAGTATCTGTGATTGAGCAATCTCATCAGTAAGTGTAAGTTCATTAAACTTGAACTCAAGAATGTCAGTCTTTTCACGAATAATTTTATTAATTTGTTTTTCTAATTGTCTTTGTGCTGGTCTTGCTACCTGCTCTTTAAATGTACGATCTTGTGCAAGCGCTGCTGCTATTGCTGCTGAATCTGATCCGCCAAGTTTAGATAGTGGCACCTGGTGAGCAACTAAAATATCATCACGATTTTGTTTACGATATTCTTTAAATGACCCCTCTTGAACACCATTTTCAATTGGCTGCATGTTGAACTCAACTTTATTGGTTTCGCTATCGCCAGGAAGAGGTATGTAAAGAGTTCTGTGCGACTGCCCCTTCAAATTAGTTTGTAAGAATCTAAACATTTTTTCTTCTGCATCTGCAGAGAGTTTGGCACCCTTTAAAGTTACAACATATCTTGGAACTGCCTTATTAGAAAAATAATCTATATTATATTG